TAAAATCTTTCCATCTATCAAAATACTTTTTTACATAATAATCATTTGTTACTAAAAACGTTAATGATACATCATCAACTGCATAACCGTATGCAATTTTTTCAAACTCCATACCAATACGACGATCTGTAGTTAATATTTGTTTACTTGGTATTGAAGCACTTGTGCATAAAATATTTAATGGATCACTTGCTCGACTAAATCCTGGTAAAGATGGTAACTCAACAAGAAAGTTATTTGGTCGCGCAATACCACCACGTGACGATATTGTACTTTTAAGATTATCTATAGATGCTACCATTATAATCCACCATACAATTTTCGAGAATCTTTATATACTTTATTTGCACTTGCACCTCTCCAATCAGCCATTGGCAAAAATGTTGCAATTTCCCATTCTGGTTTTTCAACAAGTGCAAATCGACTTTTTACTTGTGTAGTTAAATAATGTTTTAATGCAGGTTTTAAAAACTTTTCAGGTATTTTACCACCATTTCCAAGTACAACATCTAACATTTTTGCTCTTAATATAGGCGGTAAGTAATGTAAGTTGACACCCATGAATCCACCTCTAGCCGGTCCCATCATAATTACTAATGGAAATCCATCAAAATACGGTAATGTTGCTTTATGTTTTGCATCATAATAATACATGTACATATTACCAATAGGAGATGCAGATCTATCAGGTCTACTTTTTAAACTTAATGCATCGTCTTGCATAATATCTCTACGATTATTGATAGTCCTTCCACGAAACAATTGTCTCGCTTTTTGACTAAACCAACGAATAGATTCTTTCGTTCGTGGTGTAATACCAGCACGAAATGCTTCTATTTCCATTTGTCTAAATAAACTTTCTCCAGCCATATCATTATTTATAATTATTTTTTGCGTTTTCTTCTATATGGGCGTAATCGTTTTAAGGGTTTTAATTTACCAGGCATTGCTTTTGGTAATAATTTCATTTCTTGTAATGTTTTTTCTGTCCATATTTGAAACTCCCAACCGCGATCTTTACAAAAACTTTCTGCTGCTTCCCACTTATTCATATTTTTAACATAAGTAAAACCTTCTGCAATATATCTTTTAGTACGTTTTGGACTTGTAGGCGGTATTGTTTGATCTTCTGGTTTTATTTCAACTAACAAAGTTTTATTCTCAAATACTATTTTGATGTCTGGAAAATATCTATGATATCTTTTATCTGCTTCATAATAATATGGTATTATAACTTCTTCGGATGACCATTGTTTTACACTTGGATTTTCATCACACCATTTAAATACATGCCTTTCCCATAAAGATCTATAAATGATATTATCAAAATCACCTTTATACTTCTTAATGTTCTTTACTTTAAACTTACCAGAATATGCCATAATTTGATATAAATAGTTTTAAATTTATTTATAACGGATTAATAATATGTCAATTCAACAGAATCAGATACCGAATGCATTCAGTTATGGTGGCGGAAGTCAAAGATTTCCGATTGATACACACGCACAAGTTGGATCTCAAATTGTATTTCAAGCTATAAGAATACAACCGCCTGAAGCTCCGATTAGATTTACATCTGCAAGTACGTTTAAAGATATTATAGTTACTTCTGGTTCAGACACAGTAAAAGACATTGGTAAACAAATTGGAAGTGGTCTTGCAAATGCAACTGGACAAAAAATAATACCAATATCAGGTGATAGAGTACAGTTATATCTACCCATATCATTTCAAGTCAATGATGCGCTTCAATATGATAATAATGCTGCTTTAGGCGCAATAGGTGGTGCAGTTGCAAACGTGTTGCAAGGAAATTCTGCTAGCGGAACAGTCGGAGGTGCTTTAGCAAATGCTTTTAGTGCAGGTGCAGCATCTTTAAAGGATTTCTTTTTTGGAGGTGCATATACTGGTGAAGCTGGTAGAATTGCTGCAGCAATGGGTGCGGGTGCAGTTAACTTTGCATCTCTTGGTATGGGTGCAGGTGTTGCAGATGCAATTCAGTTAACTGCAAGAGTTACAATTAATCCAAATTTAAGAACTAAATTTAATGGTGTTTCAATTCGAGAATTTGCATTTCAATTTAAATTTATACCTAAAAGTCAAAGAGAATCAGTAGCTATAAAAAAGATTATTAAATTTTTTAGATATCACGCATATCCTGCTGAAATACCAGGAAACGGTGCATTTCCTATAGCTTTAGAATATCCGAATTTATTTAAAATTAAATTAAAAAGTCAAGTTGGAGGTAGTTTTCGAAATGTTGGAACTCCGATTAAATATTGTTATCTTAGAAATATATCAACAGTCTATAATCCTACTAGTGCTGTTTTACATCCAGATGGTTCACCTAATGAAGTCGATTTAAATCTAGGCTTTACAGAATATAAAACTCTATCTCGTCAAGATATCGAAAATGAAGATAATGATAATTTATTTGATGCAGAAAGAGAATTACAATTAGATCAATTAAATATACCAGAAATCGTTTCAGATGATGATCCAGTACCATTTCGTTAGGCCATAGGAGAATATAATGTCAGCATACTTTAGTAATTTTCCAAAAGTAGATTACTTTTTTGGTGAAGAAGGTTTATCAAATCGTGTAGAAAACATTGGAATATTTTCAGATGTTATAGATCAAATTAAAGATGCATCTACTGCATATCAAGATTATTATATTTTACCAGATGAAAGACCAGATCAAGTTTCGTTTAAATTATATGGATCTATTAATTACTATTGGACTTTCTGGTTAATGAATAATCATATAAGAGAACAAGGTTGGCCATTATCTAATGCAAAAATATATGAATTTGCAGTTGATAATTACACAGAAAAAGTTCTTGATACGCAAACTGTTTTAACTGACAAATATGCAATAGGTGAAAGCGTTGAAGGTCTTACTACTTTTGCAACTGGAACTATAGTACATCGTAATCTTGATCTTGGTCAAATATGGGTAAAGAGTACAAATAATAAATCATTTCAAGCTAGTGAAATAGTTAGAACAACCACAACAATTGTGGATGAATTATTAACAGTACGTGCAACTTCGGATCGACTTAATGCAGTTCATCATTATGAAAATGCAGCTGGTGAATATGTTGATATTGATCCGAATGCTTCTCGACCTTCGACATATACAGAAAAAACTTGGCTAGATGAATTAACAAGGCAAAACGATAATTTAAAACAAATTAAAATTATTAAAAAACAAATAATTGGAGAAGTGGTTAAATCATTTAATTCAGCCATTAGATCATAATGACAGGTACAACATCACCATATTTTATAGAAGGTCTTTTTTTACAAACACCTAGATTTGACGGCATGATCGATTTAAAGAACATGTTTGTTTCATGCGACATATTTGAAGATATGGATAAACCATATATTACTGCAGATTTAATATTAAATGATGATAAAGGGTGGTACGAAAGTGCTGATATTATCGGTGGAGAAAAAATAACATTACGATTTCAATCTAATCGAGATAAATTTGATAATTCAACTGTACAAGTAATTAAAAAAACATTTTATGTTCATTATGTTTCTACTCAGCATCGAGTAAGCGAACACCAACAAATTATTATGTTGCATTTAATAGAAGAAGTTGGTTATATTGCAAATTTACAAAATGTAAATAAATTCTATTCTGGTGCAGGTCAAGAAATTATTAAAAAAATAGCACAAGATTTTTTGTTTTTAGATAATCCAAGTTTTTCTGGTCAGAAAAAGATTTTATATAACAAAGATGAGGTCGGTGATCTTAAAACTTATAACGTTATAGTACCTAATTTAAATCCTATAGCTGCTATGAAATGGGTATCAGATAGTATGGTTAATGCTAATGGATCACCATTTTATTTATTTTCTACACTTATAGGAGATAAAATTGTATTAGTGCATATGCAAGAATTGTTAAGAGCCCCGGCTTTAAATAGTGAAACAACCCCTTACATTTACAGTCCTTCAACAGCAGCACAACCTGATGATAGAAAAGCATTTAAAACAATTACGAATATGAAAATTGGTAATTCAGAAGATTTATTTAAAATGATTCGATCTGGTAATATTGGTGCAAATTATACAGTTATTAACGGAGCTGCTCCAGATGCTACCACAGAAGTAGAATTTGAATATGATATCATAAAAGATTGTTTATCTGAATATCTTACATTTCATGCTCCAGAAAATCAAAAACAAAGAAATCCAACATATTCTCCGGCATTTAAATATAATGGTAAATCTTTTAATGAAATTAAAAGTAAAAATATTACACTATTCGGCGGCACAAATCCATATAGAGAAAGTGCATTACCTGATGGTGAGCGTGGACAATATCCTTTAGCTTTAGGTGAAGGATACGACGCTGCAGATTATAAGAAGTATGTAGTTTCAAAATCTTTTGATATGCTTTTGAAAAAAGCACCTTTGACAATAAATTTAAATGGAATTGAATTTATAAATGGTGATCAGCATTGTACAATAGGCAATTCAATACATGTACAATTTCAAAAAGCAGATGATCAACGTCCAAGTGGAGAAAAAGCTGCTAATCCATTAGATACAAAATTATCTGGAAAGTATTTAATATATAGAGCAAGGCACATATTAAAACCTGAAAAATATGATATGGCATTTACAATGGTTAAACTTACAAATATAGATGAGGCTTAATACATGAGTTTTTATGGAGATAATTCTCGTTGGTTTATCGGAGAAGTTACAAGTATACAAGATCCTATTCGAATGGGTCGTGTTAGAGTACGTATATTTGGTGTACACACAGAGGATGAACAGCTTATACCTAAAGATAAATTACCGTGGGCTCAAGTTATGGCACCGGTGACTGAAGGTGGTATTGCAGGTCAAGGCAATTATTTAGGTATGCAAAAAGGTGCAAGAGTTTTTGGCATGTTTCTTGATGGGACAAATTCACAAATGCCTCTTGTTTTAGGATCTATACCACATAGTGAAAAATTTATATCAAAAGGTGGTATTCAATCTCATGTTACTACAGATATTAATGCACAAGGTTTAACAAATGAAGTGCAAGATGGATATGGTGATGAATTTGATACGACTAAAGTAAAGCACGAAGTATTCGATCATGAAACAAAAAAACAAGAATCTGAAATGATTGACGAACCTTTACAAAAAAATGTAAGAACTGGCGTTTATCCAAATAATAAAGTCAAAAGAACTCCAAGTGGGCATGTCATTGAAATTGACGATACACCTGGAGCAGAAAGATTGCATATAGTACATAAAACTGGAACATCGGTTGAAATACAACCTAGCGGAGATGTTGTAACTCATCATAAAAACGGTGTTAGGACAGTTGTAGGTGATGATAAGCTATATGTAACTGGCGATGTTGAATGGGTTATAAACGGTAATCTTGATGTATCTGTATTAAAAAATATTACTTTTGCGTCTGAAGGTGATTTAAAAGTTGTTACAACTGGTAGACAAGATTATTCATCACTTGGAAACATGACACATTTTTGTGATGGACAACATACACTTGCAAGTGATACAGCAATTCTATCAGGAACAACATTAGCAGATATAAGAGGTGCAAGAGTCGATCTTGCGACTAATGATCCAGTTAATGTTGTTATCGAAAAATTTAAATTAAGAGGTGTAGAGCCACCTGAAAATACAACAGCAGGTGGTAATACATTAACACCAGTAGATGAAAATGGCAATTCATTAGGTCCAAGTGACCCATCAGGTGGACCAATGTCGCCAGGTGATACAGAATTAGGACCAGCCGGTGATTGTACTCGAAAAGATTTAGGTAAAACATCTGCAAGATTTGAATCAAATGGAGATCCAGGAGCAATCAGTACTACTGAAATAACTCAAACTGACGGTACATCATATGGCTCTTATCAAATTGCAACTAAACCTGGAACAATGACAAAATTTTTAAATTGGTTAGACACTAAACCCCAATACGCAAATTATGGAAGCCAATTACAATCTGCAGGTGGTAATACGGCTGCAAATAGTCGAGATCCACAATTTGTAAATCAATGGAAAAGTCTTGCGTATGATAATCCGAATTCAGATACCTCATTTGCACAAGCTCAGCATGATTTTATACAAGCAACTCACTATGATCCTGCAGTACAAAAAGTTAAAGCTGCAACTGGTATTGATCCATGTTCTCGAAGCCGAAGCAATGGGTTGCAAGATGCAATATGGAGTACATCAGTACAACACGGTCCAGGCGCAGTTGCAGGTATTGTAAAGAATGCATTAGCAAGAACTGGTAAAACAGCAGATACAGTAACCGATGCAGAATTAATATCGGCTATATATGATGAAAGAGCTGCAAATGGCGGTTTAAAATATTTTCATAGATCAAATGCAAATGTAAGAGCGAGTGTTGTTGACAGATTTTTAAATTATGAAAAGCCTTTAGCCGTTAGTCAAGCTGGTGTAACTTTAGATAGTTTGGCAACAGAAACAGCTTCGAATACTGCAAGTGTAAAAGGATTTTATGGATCATAATGCCAGAAGTATGTAGACAAGATGATACTTTAAATACCGGCCATGAATGCGATGGTACATCAACTCTTGCTGCACCCGGTCAAACTAAAGTATATGCAGAAGATAAGTTAATTGCACGATTAGGAGATAGTACTAATAGTCATAATACACAAACTGGAACTGATGAAAATGGTGATCCGATTTGTACACCGCATACTGCAACAATAACAGGAAGTTCATCAAAAGTTTATATAGCGGGTGCATTAGTTGCAAGAAAAGGTGATGCAGTAGATGCAGGTACTTTAACATCTGGATCTTCAAAAGTCTTTGCGAGTTAGTATAAATATAAGCTAAAGGAGAATATCAATGGCGTGTACATGTAACGGTAAATGCGAAAAATGCGGACATAAGTGTCACTGTAATGAAGAGTGTATGAAATGTGTAAATGATATTTGTACTGGTTGTAAATGCGAGTGTACTAAGTAATGTCTAGAGTTTTTTCACAAGAAGATGGTAGTATTAATACAGCATCGATAATTACTAGTCGAAAGAAAATCTATAAAGATATAGATCTTACTTTTGCTGTAAGAACGATGGGTGATGTTTTTAAGAAAACAGATGCAGCATCAGTTAAACAAGCTGTAAAAAATATATTATTAACTAATCATTTCGAAAAACCTTTTACTCCTTTCTTTGGAGGTAATTTACACGCTTTCTTATTTGAAAATATTGAAGATTTAGATGAAATGGAAATTATGGATCATGTAAGTGCTGCAATAAACAATTATGAACCAAGAGCAATTATAAGATCTTTAAAAGCTAATGCGCGACCTGATTATAATTCTATAGAATTAATTATAAGATTCCAAATTATTAACACATTTGAAAACGTAGAATTAAATGTAGAACTTACGAGGTTAAGATAATGGCTACAACAATAAAATCATCCGATTTAGATTTTAATACGATTAAAGCAAATTTAAAAAGTTATTTTGCACAACAAGCAGAATTTGCAGATTATGATTTCGAAGCTTCGGGTTTAAGTAATATATTAGATGTTCTTGCATATAATACACATATTAATGGATTAACTGCAAACTTTGCATTAAATGAAGCATTTTTAAATACCGCACAATTAAGATCATCTGTATTATCGCATGCAGCAAACTTAGGTTATTATCCGAGATCGAATACTTGTTCTCAAGCAGTTGTTACTGTAACTGCAAATACTAGTGATACTATAACTGGAAGTGCAACTCTTCCAAGATTCAGTTCTTTTACATCAACTATTGATGACGTTACTTATACTTTTAGTACTATAAGTGAAACAAGTGCATTGAATGATGGATCAGGAGGATTTACATTTAAAAATCCAGATGGAACAAGTAGCATTGTCATTAAAGAAGGCGTACAAAAAACTAAAACATTTTTAGTAGGTAATCAATCTGATAATGCAGTTTATGTTATACCTGACACAAACGTGGATACTTCAACATTAGTAGTTAGAGTATTCGATAATGTGAATTCACAAAGTTTTACTGAATTTGCAGATATTCGTAATGCTGTTAATATAACACCAACATCAAAAGTTTATATTGTAAGAGAAGCACCTAATGGATTTTATGAACTTATATTCAGTGAAGGTAATGTATTAGGACAAGCGCCTATCGCTGGAAATCAAATTATTGCAACGTACTTATCTACAAAGGGTGCTACTGCAAATAATGCATCTTCATTTACAGCAGCAAATTCAATATCTATAGGTGGTACAACTTACAATTTAACTGTTGCAAAAGTTTCAAATTCTGCAGGTGGTGCCGATAAAGAATCTCTTGATTCAATAAAACTAAATGCGCCAACTGCGTTTGCTGCACAACAAAGAATGGTTACAGCAGAAGATTATAAAACATTAATTATTGGAAGATACAATAATGTATTAGATGACGTTATTGCTTGGGGTGGTCAAGATAATATTCCAGCTACATTTGGTAATGTATATGTGAGTTTAAAATTTAAAACTGCAATTGCCTCTAATATTCAACAAGAAACAAAAGATTCTATTAAATCAAACTTTGCAGCTAATTTATCTGTAATGTCAATTGATACTGTTTTCGTTGATCCTACAGAAACTCATATGGAAGTTAATGTTAAATTTGATTTTGATCCGGATTTAAGTGGTGATACTGTGAATTCTACACAAATTTTAATTAAAAATAAAGTCGGTGAATTTTTTATAGCTAACTTAGGATTGTTTGGAAGAACATTTCGAAGATCTGCATTATTAACAGAACTTGATGCATTATCACCAGCAGTTTTAAATAGTAGTGCTACTATTAATTTACAAAGAAGAATATCTGCACCTACAGATTTTCAATTTAATGTTTCTGCGCCAGTATCTGTAGAATTTCCTGCAAGACTTGCATTACCAGA